ACCCCACCACGGGCCAAGTCTACGGCGCCGAAACCTCCCTTACTGTCCGCGCCTTCATCACCCAAGTTAATCCGGCAGAGTTTGATAGCACTTATCAAACAACCGATCTAAAACTCATCATTGGCAACGTCGAGCTTGGAGCATACGTGCCCAGCATCCGCGATCGCATTGAATACACCGACAATGGCAACACAAAAACTGCTCGTGTTATCAACACCAAAACAATTCGCGGCGACGCCCCCATCTACCACACCCTCATAGCGAGGCCCCAGTAATGGCCAACCTGCGTCAACTGGAACGTGATGCGTATAACTGGGCAAACAACCTTGCCCGCTACGCCGCGAAAGAAATCATGAACGGTTTGGCAGAGGCCGGTCCAGCTTGGAGTGGCGAGTTTCGCGACAGCTGGGTCGCATACGCTGCCTCAGGCGGAGTCGGCGGCGGGGAATATCCGTACAAACTATCTGACATTCCCAAACTCCCTGCAACCAAACGGGAAGTAGAGCGCAAACTCAAATTCACTATTGAGAATATCGCGCCACATCGACTGGTAGCACTGGACATTGCAAATGTAGCCCGCGAAGACTTGCGGTATCCAGGTAGCCCTCCTATCGGCGATGTAGTTGCACGCGGCAAACGTCCTGACGTCGGTAAGCGCGGTGACGTAAGTGGAAGCGGCAATGCTACAAGTACAGCCCCCTTGGACTGGTATCCACTCTTCGTACAAGGCGGCAAAATGCAGAAAGCACTTGAGCGCGGCGTTCGCCTGGCACGACCCGAATGAATTACCAAGCCATCCGCGCTGTGCTGGAGTCTCCGCTCCTTACGGCCTACAACAACCTCGTTCCAGCGGTCCCGGTCTACTTCGACAACGTAATGAACGATGGTGCCGACAGCGCCGAAGAGTTTGTCCACGTCAACATCCAATTCGGCCTCACCACCGAAGCCGGCCTGACATCCAACCACAACTACGTGCGTGGCGTTGTTGTCATCCGCGCCTACACGCCAAAAGGTCGCGGTCCCGCCCGCAACCAAGAACTTGTCGATATTGCCGTCAATACTCTCCAAACACTCAACAACACTCCAAAACCATCCACCGGTATCTACTTACGAACTGGATCAATCGACGGACCATCTTTTAGCCCTAGTTTCGCTGGAACAATCCCGGATCAAGAATCCCGCCGGGCTTTCACGCCATTCTTTATCTCTCGCATTGAAGCTGGATTCCAAGCAACAGTAATTACTTAGTAGTACCAGATCACTGGAGCTAACCTGTACTAAGCCGGGCAGTGCCCGCGTCCACGTCCCATAGGTACTACCAATGGCCACCGTTCTCTCGGGCACCTCCGGCGCCCTGTACTACAGCCCTGCCGGCACTACATCCACCTTCGGCGAGCTTAACGTCAACGCCACCACCGACATCATCACTGTCGGCACCTACCTGAACTTCAAGGTCGGCGATCCCGTCAAGTTCCAAGTCGTCAACACCGAAACCGGCGCCAGCGGCACTGGTACGCTTCCCGCCGGCCTTACTGCTGGTACGGTTTACTACGTCATCAGCTACACCGCTGCCACTGGCGCCCTGCAGGTATCTGCCACGTCCGGCGGTTCCAGCGTTGCTATCACCGACGACGGCACGGCCGTTGCCCCCAACGCTTTCGAGGTGTATTACGGCGCCCCTGCTCTGATCGGGTCCGTCCGCGAGTGGAGCTTTGAAATCACCCGTAGTGAAATCGACGTTACGTGCATCGGCCAGGAAAGCGGCCAATACACCCCCTTCCGCACCTACATCACCGGCTTCGCAGACGGCTCTGGTTCGGCCACCGTCTACACCACCGATGAGGATGCCAGCCTGTCCAACCGCATGATCCAGGACGTGATCCAGCGGTATCAGACCGGTGCGACGGTGAAGCTGTACATCGACCGCATCAGCAGCGGCGGTACTGTCAACGAGACTCTGAGCCGCTCGATCACCGTTCCTGTGATCCTGACTTCGGCCAGCCTGACGGTGAACCCGGACGACGGCCAGAGCGTGGAAATCGCTTTCCGCCCCACCGAAGCCCCCACCTTCGACCTGTCCAAGTCCTGATAGCCTGCTCGGGCAGTCGATTCAGCACTCAACACCCAGCCCTCACCGGGCTGGGTTTTTTATGTTCTACTGCGCTACACTAGGCCAGTCTTAAGTGCAAGATTATGGCTGCCGCTCTACGCGCCATTGACCGTCTCCGCAAGGCCGCCAACCTGGAGCCCACCAAAAAGACCGTCGAACTCAGCGACGGCTCCACCTTCGAGATGTGGGTCTCACCTCTCACAATGGCCGAGCGCGAACGCGCCCAAAAACAGGCCAAGTCCGACGACGCCACCGCCTTCGCTCTCCAGCTCCTTATCCAGAAAGCCTGCGACGACACTGGCACCAAACTGTTCAGCCCCGGCGAAATCGACGTCCTCAAGAACGAAGTCAAAGACAAAGATCTGCAGACTCTGATGCTGGCAATCCTGACTGACGACGCGGAAGAAACCGACACCAAAAGCATTTGAGGCCGATCTTAAAAAAGACATCCGCCTACAAACCCAGTTCTACGTTGCCGAAAAACTCGGCATGACCTTGGCTGAACTCCGCAGCCGCATGACCGAAGACGAACTCCTCGGCTGGAGCTTGTACTACAAGATCCGCCACGACGCCGAGGAAGCCGCCATAGAAAAAGCCCGACGCCGCCGCTAACCCGGCGGCTTTTTCACGGGATAGACTTGTAACAGCTTAAACGTACTCAAGTGGCCTCGTACTCAGCCGTAATCGACGTCCGAGTACAAGGGCAACAAGACATTACAGCAGTTACAGATGGTGTACGCCGGTTAGAGGATCTAATACGCAAAGTAAAACCTGTACCAAATTTATTTGACCGTCGTGCTACTGAAGAAGTTAAAGAGCTAAAGCGAGGACTAGAAAATTTAGTAAAAGCATTTGCGGACGGGAACACAAGAATTGCAAAGTTTTCATCCTCTATTGCAGGTGTAAACCAGCAACTTGCGACATTTAACAGTATTGCGGCTAACGCTAAAGTAGGCAGTGAGCAGTTTACAAATGCTCTTACTGCTGCCGCAAAAGCATCAGGCAATCTCCTAACTAAAGAGCTGGAACGATTTTCTACTTTACAAAAAATTTACCAGCGACAAGCTGTAGGAAATTTAAGTATTGCAGACCAGGGGCCGTCACAAATTGTGCGCGATCTTATTGCACTAAAAGATACTGTACCTAATAGCGTATCCGCACTGGAGCGGTATCAACGCGAGCTATTAGACGTACAAAATGTAGTCTCCAAAACCAGTTTGGAATATCGGCAGCTCGAACAGGCTATCCGTCAGGTCGATGTTGCACTGGGACGCGGCGGCCAACTTGGTCCTGCCGAACCTCCCGTACAGGGTCCTCGTTTACCGGGCAACCTCGGCGGAGGCATGAATCTTCCCCCCGGTATGCCGCGCATGGGGAAACCTCCAGCTGCTCCTGCCGCCAAAGGGATGCAAGGAATGCTCCAGAAACCCGGAGTAGCAGACGCACTGATCGGTGGTTCATTCCCGCTGCTGTTCGGCGGCGGCCCTGGCGCAACAATTGGCGGCGCTCTTGGCGGTCTTGCTGGCGGCGCCATGGGCAGCCCACTTGGCATGGCCCTAAGTCTGGCCCTATCCGCTGTCGGCCAGCAACTCGACGCTGCTATCGCAAAAGTATTTGAAATGCAAAAAGCTTTAGACGCCTTAGATATAGACAAACTTCGTGATAGCTTTGTATATGTAAACGCGCAGCTAGATTTTACCGTTCAAAAGTTAATTGAAGCAGGTAAATTTGAGGAAGCACGTGCCGTAGCGGCAGAAGAAGTAGCACGACAAACTGGTGCTAGTGTTAGTGCCATTAAAGAGAGTGCAAATGCCACGGCTCTTTTACAGAGTTCGTGGACAGAGTTTACAGGGGCTGTAAGTACGCTTGTATCCTTACTTGGGGCGCCTATAGCTGCCGCGTTAGCCGGAATGCTCAAAGGGCTTACCTTAGTTGTTCAAACAATTAACACTATTATATCCTCTATCAGAGACAGACTTAATAGTGCTTTTGCGAGCTTTATTCGGCTTATCCCTGGCGGAGACCAGTTACTCAAAAACATGGCAAAAACCTTTAACATAATTACAGAAGAAGAGCAAAAACTTATTGCGCAGTTAAAGCTAGCAAACGCAACAATAGAACGTCAGATTGTTCTCAATACACAACTACTAGGTCTACAAAAACAAATCACCCTCGGCCGCACTCAAGCCGAGAAAGAAATCAACGCCGCCGTTAATGCCCAAATTGCGCAAAAACAAATCAACGCTGATTTTGACATCAAAGCTATTGAACTACGCAAACAATACGCCGGCATCACAGACGAAGCCGGTAAGAAAGAACTGGAGCAAGCCCTGCTCAACAATGAAGCCAAACGTGCACAGGCAATCGAAGAGCAGAAGATCAAAGACTTGCTGGCGCAGCAGGCTCTAGAACTTGAAGCAAACGCGCAGAAATACGAAGCTGTCAGGCAATCTATCAATCTCCAAGTCGAGGCACTGGATCGCGCTAATTCTGTGCGCCAGTCCGCCTTATCGCTGCAGTCTGCCCTTAACGATCTCTACGGCGCCCAGCTGGAGCGAGAATATCGCCTAGCCACTACGTCAGAACAGCGCCTCCAGATCGCACTTAAACAATTCCAGCAGCAAGTAAATGCCGCAAAAATTGAATACGAGCAGGCTACCCTAAACAATAAACTGCTTGTCGATAAAGCATACTTACAGACACAACTTATCAAACTGCGGTACGAAGAGTTAGCCGCTGAAAAAGAAATCGCAATCGCACAGGCAACAGCGCGAGGCAATACTGAAGAGCAGATCGCAAAAATCGCAGCCGGATACGACAAAGCCTTAGGCGTACAAGAACAGATTGTTGCTGCCGCTGAAGACCAGCTTGGTTCTACTATTGAAATTGCCGCAAATCAGGACGGCATCGCAGAAGCTGTATATAAAACAAAAGTGCTGTCTGCCGAAGCAGCCCTTGCCCAAAAACTATCCAGTGAAGAAATCGGCCTGTCTAAAACACAAGCCGACGAACTAGCTACGCGCATGTCTGTAGTGGCGCAGAATGCTATTGAATCCGAGAGCGCTGTACAGAATCTTAACACCGCAATAGAGAACGGTAAAAAGCAAACTAAGTTAATGGCTTCTGCGATGTGGGGTGTTAAAGACGCAGCCGTTCAAGCTGCGATTGCAATAGGTAAGGCTATAGATAAACAGCTGATTCTCAATAAAGTGCGCGGCAGCGGTCCTACCACAGCAGCAGAAGGTGCATTCTGGCCTGGCGGCTTCAAGGCATTTGCCCAAGGCGGCGTCGTCAATCGCCCCACCATGGGCCTAATCGGCGAAGGCGGCGAATCCGAGTACATCGTGCCCGAATCCAAGGCTGCCGGCTTCGCCACCAACTACCTCTTCGGCCAGCGTGGAGCAGCCGCAATCCCAGACGCCGGCAACACAGACGGCTCTGCCGGCACTCCAGTCATCAACATCACGACCGGTCCGGTGGTCGAATTCGACGGCCAGCGCTACGTTACATTGGCCGACATGGAACGGGCCATGCGCATCACCGCAGATAGCGTGATCGGCAAACTGCGCACGCCCGGTTCACGCATCGCCTTGGGTATCAGCTGATGCGTGCTCAAAGTCAGTACCTAAGAATCTACGACAGCGGCGGTACAACATACCAGCGCTGGCAAAGCTACTACGCCAACACCAGCGTCACCTGGCAAGGTGCAAAGTGGTTGTATGTACCGTTCACTGCGGATGGCTTGACCTCGGGTATCAGCGGCGATGAAACCAGCATCACCATTACAACAGCAGCCACCAGCATGGTGCTCGACGCGTTTAACGCGGCCATGCGGGAAGGCCGTCTTGTGGATCTAAGCATCTACCAATTTGATGCCGAAATCGATAACATCACGCCACAAGCCACGCAGACGCTTGTTTCCGGTTTTACCGGCCAAGTTGTCGGCGGCTCGGGCACATTAACCAGCATGACGATCTTGCTTGGGACAGCACTTAGTCCAGTTGGGGCGCAAGTGCCACCTAGAGTATTTACAACTAACATTATGGGCCAAGGGGTGCGCACCTAATGCGGATACTGCGCAGTACCAGTTCCAGCGGTGCGCCATCTTTTGGCGGCATCATTACGTCTGGTTCGACCGGTATTGTTCGCCCGCCAGTATCAAATACAGCTGCCGCAGCCACTCCAGATCCGCTCAATACAGATCAAGTATTCGCAAAAATCGGTGAGCCTATCCCTATTGTTTTTGCACGATTCCGCAACAGTAAAGGCGGCATCCTTATCAGCCCGGCCGCAACAGAAGCTCGTTACGAAGTACCTGGCGCTGGACAAGTTACAGCGTCCTATCACTTTGTAATCAGCGAAGGCCAAGTCGATTCCATCCAAGTCCGCGACGTCCTCCAAAGCTCCTGCCGCGTTGGTACACATACACAGACCTACGACCGCCGTGCTGGAAGTTGGATACCCGGCAACGTCACCAACAATCTGAACCTCGGCGCCCCGATTAGCTGCGGAACAATCGGAACCTACCCAGGCTTAAGCACTTTAAGTTTTACCAATACAATTCCTTACGGTAGAGACGAATGGAAGCGTCAAGTCCACTTATTCATTCGTGGTGGCATGTATGTACAACGTCTATACGACAACGTATTTGGCCCTAGCGATAACTTCGCCGATCTAATCAAGTGGCTACTGGAGAATACTGCGCGTGTGCCAGCCGCACTCATCGACACAGCGGGCTTCACAACCGCAGCCACCTTCCTGGAGTACAACAGTTTTACGTGCAACTGCGAACTCAAAGAAAGCACTAACCTGCCAAACTTGCTTGCCGAGTGGGGACCCTATTTTCTGCTGTGTGAAAGCAGCAATGGCGGCAAGAAGTTCTTACGTCCACTGGTGCCTACGCTTTCTTCTGGAGCAATCAATACAGGTCAAATCGTTGACGAATATACGTTTACCGAAAATACGGTAATAGCCGAGACTTTTGAGATTGAATACATCCCTCTGGGCGATAGGCAGCCGTTTGTGGTGCAAGCTATGTGGCGCCAGCAACTGGAAGGTGATATTGGAATCATTCGTACGCATGAACGCCGTTATACGGGTACAGCCGAGACTGGCCCTTACGAATCGCATGATCTAAGCGCCTTCTGCACGAACGAAGACCATGCTGCCAAGGTGGCTGCCTACATCTTGGCTAAACGCGTATATCCAACTCATACAGTTCGCTTTGTTGCTAGGCCGCAAGTTCACAACACTATCCTGTCTGCCGGTAGTATTATCCGTGTCCGCCTGGAACGTGAAGCAACAAACTACGTAGCTTCAGTTCACGACTTCTTTTACCAAGTAACGACTATCACCGAAACGCTGGCTGGTGATGTTAGCTACGAGGCTGTTCATTTTCCAGTGGACGATCAAGGTCGCAGCTTGATTGCACTGGATGTTGCAGCAGCAGTGGGCAGTGGCACATTGCTAACTAACAACAGAACGGCACCAAGTTGCGACGTCAATTCTCCTGGCAACACAAATGTACCTAGCGAAGACTGGTCGCCACCTGACCCTGTACCAGACCCTCCGAATAGCAATCCCCCTAGCGGCAACCCTGGCACTGGCGGCTTTGGTGATACTCCGCCACCAACACCACCAACTCTTCCAGATGATGGCGGAGATCAATCACCTCAAACTCAACCTTTCCCGGATCCCGCTACGCAATTTGGCGATACTCTGGACTTAGGTGCCGCTCCAAACTCAACAGATGAGTGGACATTCGGCAGTAGCCAAGACGGCTGGCAGCCATTCTCGTATGGAACGATCCGCTCCAACACCGGTGTAGTTATTGGCAGCAATGAGTCATCTTCGTATCCAAACGGTGGATACACAATTCGTGCAACAAGAACCAATACACTGACAGGAGCTAAAACTATATACGAACAATACATACCGTCCAATCCTGGTACAATCCCCGGACTCCACTATTGGTTCTGGACAGCAGCTGGTGGAACCTATGGAAACCGCAGTTACTACCCAGCATACCCATACCGCCAAGATCGTATTAACGAACCAGACGGTATCCAACGGTATGACGTGGTTGCTCGCGTCGGCGGTCCTCCTCCTGCACCCGTTCAGACCGTCGGCCCATTCCGAGACGATTCAGGCGGATTTGAAGTACAAGGCGCTTATGACCAGTACGGCATACTCCTCATTAGCTACACATAATGGCTACTTTTCCGTCGCTAACTCCATCCGGCCGGACATTCACTCCAGGAGAGTATCCGCACACGCCGTTCATCACGTACAACGGCTTCCAAAATCGCGTGCGACACAGCAACGTAATGCTGTCCAGCCAGGTACGCCTGAGCTTCATTGCACTTACGGAAGCTCAGATGCTCAACATTCTGTCCCACTACCAAGGACAGACCGGAACCTACGAAAGCTTCGATCTTCCATCAACTGTATGGGCCGGTGTTACAACAATCAGCGATTATCAACTAACCGGCTATCTGTGGCGCTACATCGAACCGCCCACAGTCGAGGACATCGTATCTGGACGCTATAACGTCGAACTCGTCCTAGAAACTGTTCCCCCAGACGGCGCCCAAGTCGATGGCCTCTGGTACATCGTCTCCGCAACTCTTGCAGCTGGTGCAGCCGGCGCCGCTTCCGGTCTTGAGAAGACTGTTTCCAGCGCATTGACTGCTGCCGGCTTCGAGCTACCCGGCCTCATCAGCACTGTTACCGTCTCCTTCACTCCAGGAACCGGAGCCGCATCGAGCGGCGCACAGCTCACAGTACCCGCCACCTTTGCCGCTGGAACGGCAGCAGCCAGTAGTGGTGCGGATCTGACGGTATCGGCCACCTTCAGCGCTGGCGAGGCTTTCCCGGTCACTAACGGCGCAACCCTCAACGTCACGATCTCGTTCGCAGCTGGTGCGGCTACTGTCGATGCTTCTGGCGCTGATTACTGGAGCGATATGGCTGTCCAGCTCTATGGTTGGGAGGCGCTCGCCTACATAGAATGGTGGGGGAATTGACGACACATGGCCGCTCCTAACCTTAAGGTCCCAACGACCATCACCGGCAAGACGGCTGTGTATGCCTGCACGGCATCACTGGCTGCAGCCTTATCGAATGGCGCAGCCAGCGGCAAAGTCCTAAAAATCAACAACATCCGAGCGGCCAATGTTACTACAGCGGCTGGAACAATCGAGATCACGTTGTACCGCTCAAGTACACACTACGAACTCATTAAAACTGCACAAGTCCCTGTCAACAGCGCTTTTGTGGTGCTCAACCGTGAAGAGTATTTGTATCTAGAAGAAGGCGATGCGATCTACGCAAAAGCCAACGCTACCAGCACGCTGGATCTGATTATCGCGTATGAGGAGATTGTCTGACCATGACTGTCGTACCGCAGACTTACACGGCAACTGCCACCTGGACAGCATCCGGTCTAGCCGACACGTTTAAGCAAGCGTTTATCGACGCCGGTCTAATGACCGACTGGTTCGATAGCTTCCTGAGCGGCACTATCGAAAACCGCATTCTGCGTGTCATCAACGACGGAGCTAAGACATACGGCACTGTCTACTACTGGTTCATGTTCACCACGACGGGTGTTTTTGTCAGCACTACAAGCACTTGGAGCGCTGCAACAGACGCTCCAACCGGCACGCAATACATCGACTATTTAGCTACTACTACAAACGTTACAACCAACCACGCGACACTGTTAACGCTAGTCAGCACAACTAACTGCACAATCACCAGATACACAAGCGGAATCAATAGCGCCGTTTCCTTCTTTCTTATCCGTAATGGCAGCAGCAATACGCTCTTCATGCTGTCTAATCCAAGCTTTAACGCTTCTGCCTTTGTTGATCAAAACAAAGTTCAGTTCAATAATTTGTTAGCAGTGGCCGGAAGCACGTCAAACAATATAGCCACTATTGGTACAACGCAGTTATTTCACACGCGGGCAAGCTATCTAGGCGCAATGGGCTTGCGTGGGGTTACAAGTGCCGGACAATACAGAGACCCGCGACTTATTCAGCAGTACACAGCCTTCGGCAATGTCAGCGGTGGTAGCACTAACTATGTTTCAACTGTGAGCACAGTATGGCTACCTGTTGCGGAAAACAATACTAATACAGCTCTAGCATCGGATCATACTCCTGTATTTACTGCACCTACTATTAGCCCGTACATGGCAGCACTGCCCAGCGACTTCGGCATTGCTGCGTATTACGCCTCAAGCACGATGGCAGTACAGGATACGTTAGTTGTCAGCTCCGGAACTGAAGAGTGGGAAATGATGGCTGTAGCAGTAAACGCAACAGTTGATGCAGGGCGCTTACTGTTCTGCGCCAGGACGGTGTAAGTATGGCCAGCTTCAATCAGTCTCCCCTTAGCCAAACATCTTTGGCTTTACAGGCTTTTTCACTAACGCTGGGATCCGACGCTATCTCCGTCCCTGTCGTTCCGTTGGCCGACAAACCCCCTCACGCCTATATGCGTCCTTCTGGGCGCCGGCCCAGTGGGCTTTTGCGGTAATCACTCTAGACTCGTACTAACGCATCAACGCCATGGCCAGCCTCATCTACAACTCGTGCATCGACGACATGGCCCGTGGTGCCATCGACTTTGATACCGATACCTTCAAGGTGATGCTGGTCACTAGCACTTACACCCCCAACAAAGACACGCACACCAAGCGATCTGACGTCACCAACGAAGTCTCTGGTACTGGCTACACCGCCGGCGGAGCCACCAGCGTTTGCACCGTCACCAAAGACACCGCCAACGACAAAGTAACTCTGAGTCTTGCCGCAGTCAGCTGGAGCACAGCCACCATCACCGCACGCGGCGCTGTGTACTACAAGTCTCGCGGCGGTGCCAGCAGCGCGGACGAACTTGTCGCCTACGTGGACTTCACAGGCGACGTGACTGCCACTGGCGCAACCTTCAGCCTTGGGGCTAGCACCATCACGCTGCAGAACTAATGGCTACGTTTCCAGCGCTGAAGCCGGCGGCACGCAGCTACAGCCTGGGCGTGTTTCCTATTACAGAAGAGCGCGGATTCGGCGGCGGCTCGATCCGCTTCAAGCATGGCCCCACTGCCTATAGCCACGATCTAAGCCTGACCTTTACTGCCATCACTCAAGCACAAGCCAAGCTCATCCGCGATCACTACCGACTCCAACAGGGCGGCTACATCAGTTTTCCGTTAAGTGCCGAAGCCTGGGCTGGGCACACAAGTTTCACCGATCTAGTGCCTACAACCACGTACTGGCGTTACAGCGCTGTACCCACTGAAACGCACCGTGTCGGCGGATATGTAGACGTAACTGTGGCCCTAGTCAGTGTCCCACTGATTTTGAGCGGATCAGCCACTGGTCTCACCAGAACGGTCACAGCATCTTTTACGGGTGGCACAGCCGCCGGTAGTTAAGCTACTGGTACACCCCTTTACAGCGATATGGCTACCCGATACTTCACAGGTATGGATGGCGCGTTGCTTGTAAACGGCAGCCGCATCGCAAAAATTGTATCTTGGACATTAAATGCAACCGTAGAAGTTATCGAAAACACCGTGATTGATGCACGCGCACGCACGTATGTATTCGGGCACCAGCAGTGGTCTGGATCCTGCGTGGCTCTATACAACGAAGACTCACTAGGCGAACTCGATCCCCAACCCCTTTTGAGCAATACGTTAAGAACTACTATTTTGTCTCCCACAACTACACACACACTGGAACTACAACTCGCCGCAGATCGCGTATTTGAAGCGACTGTGCTAATCAACTCTGCATCACTCCAAGCATCCAGCGAAAAAACAGTAGAAGCCGCTATTGAATTTACTGTTACAGGACTACCCATTGACGCCACTATGGGTGCCGTATAAGCTTTATAGGTTTACACACCACCGATGGCTGTAAAGTCAAAGACCGCACTGGGACGAGTAGAGCACCAAAGCCGTCCTCCCAAAAAGACACGTCAAGGCCAAGGTCTCCATAGCAAGGCGAATCACGGCCGCAAAAAACTGCGCGGGCAAGGTCGTTAATATGTAAAAAACGGGCTTCTTTGGCCTCATCATGGACCGCCACGACGAGGCCGCAAGCCCTTCCGACCCCGCAAACCCTCTAGGCCAAATTGTCCCAGGGCTGCTTATTGCAGCTGTCGTCGGGCTTGCCGGTCTCTTCATGCAGGTCGCCAAACTGGAGCAACTTGTCAATACCGTCGTCTCAGACATCCAAGAACTAAAAAACGACTCCAAAGAACGCCTAAACGACCTAGAGGACCGTGTTCGTGTAATTGAAGTACAGGTAAACAGACAGAAATGACCGTCATCAACTCCACCCTGTATCCCGAAGGATACGCACTGGAACAACTCGAAAACGAACGCGGCGAAATCTACTACCGCGCCTGCAAAGACAGCATCTGCCGCTACGCCGAAGACGAATACATCGCCCGCATGTACCTCGAAGGAATGGGCTGGAACCCTACGCAGCCTCCTCTGAGTTAATCCACTCCTCAATCTCAACTTCTAACCGCTGATCCCAAAAATCCTGCTGGCGAAACCAGTCTCTCCACTGCTGGCTCGCCTTCCTCACATTGCACGACAAGCACGCCGGAACCATATTCTTCGGATGCGTGTGCCCCCCTTTACTCTTAGCCAGCACATGATCCAACGTGGCTGACCTACCTAAATCACAGTTGCAGTAGGCGCATCTATTCCGCCAGCGCCACAGGATTTCTTGCCTAAATCTTAACTTAGCCTGCTTTTTATTTAAGTATTCGCCATCATCAATCTGATGGTCCATACGCCGCAGCCGCTACATAAAAGGTAGCGACCGCAACTAGCCAATGTACTGGCTTTCTTCTCTACTACAGCTACACTGTCCCCAGACTCCATATCTGACATGGATCCCACGACCGCTGCTGTTATTGCGATTGCCGTTGCTGCAATCTCCGAAGCCCTGAGTCTGTATCCGGGTATCCGCGCCAACGGCATCATCCAAGCCCTGCTGCTGGCTGCCAAGGCACTCTTCCCAAAGCGCTGATTGCCAGGCAAGAGCGCTCTATTCAGCTGGAGCGCTCCATCCAAGACTGGCACGCCTCCCAACCGCCCGACCTTCCGCCACCTGTCGTTCTCGATCACCCTATCGACCCAGAGCTGCAGACCGGAGATAGCCGCTTGCTGGGCGGCGCCATGAGCATCCACGCCCCTTGGTCCG